CAACCTGCCCTTCCTGGCTGGTAGCGTGTCTTCCGTCAACGGTGAGAACAACGACTACTCCGGTAACTTCAGCACCCACTGTGGTCTGATCTACTACAAGGATGCTGCTGGTGTTGTGGAAGCTATTGCTCCCTCTGTGCAGACCACCTCTGGTGATGTGTCTGTGATGTACCAGGGTGACCTGATCGTTGGTCGTCTGGCTATGGGCTGCGGTACCCTGAACCCCGCTGCTGCTATTGAGCTGCAGTCGGCTCGCTCCTGATAAAGGAGACAGCTAATGGGATTCGCACCTGTTGACGGTGTTGGCGTCACTACTAGTGAAACTGCTTACATGCGTCCTCCTATTGAGCCTGGCCGTGAAGGTGGTACGGTTGTTACCGTAACCCGCCTTACTGCTGGTACTGGTCAAACTGCTGGTACCGGTAAGGCCACCACTGTTGATAACATTAACGGTTCTGGTTGTACTATTACTACTACCGTAACTGACGGTGCAGTAACCGGCCAGACAGTTGTTGCTGGTGGTGATGGCTATCGCGTTGGTGATGTGCTGTCTATTGCTGGCACCACTAGTGCAACCTTCCGTGTTGACACTGTTTCTTATACCAACTGAGGTACTATCTAATGGCTAATCTTTCTACTGCTGCTGGTGGTAACGGTGTGGCTGGCAATGTAAACTTTGCTACCCGCACTATCACTGGTGCATATGCTTCTACCTATGCTGATAACGGCAACCTGGCTGTCTCTGACAACCATGCTGTTCGTCGCTCGGTATCCCGCACCCATGGTGGTGCTACCGCTTCTGGCGTGTTCTCGGAGACTCAGTGTCTTCGTACTTCTTACTCTGGTGTTGAGTCGGATGTTCCGGCACTTGATGCCAGCCGTACTGCTGCCTAACTAGGTTTACTATGGGGGTCCTTCGGGATCCCTTTTTTTTAATTTTTCTATAACATCATTGTTATGCCGTATACCAATAACGCTCAGGCTGAGCTACAAGCTGTTAATGAAATTCTGGCGTCTATTGGTCAGGCGCCTGTTACCACCATCGAGGCACAGACCATCACATATGAAGATGGTACTACTGTCGAAGCTGTAATCAACCCGGAAGTTGCAATTACTTACGAGACCTTAATGCAAGTCTCTCGGGAGGTACAGGCTGAGGGGTGGACATTTAACCGAGAGGTTGAGTACCCACTTACTCCTGATACTAATGGCTATCTATCACTTACTGGTAGTATGCTACAAATTGATCTTAGCGATAACGTAGCTAATAGTAACTACGATACTGTCATTAGAAATGGCAGGCTTTACGATAAGATTGGACACACTGATGTATGGGATACAACTAAGACATACGATGTAGATGTTGTCTGGTATTATGACTTCGTTGATCTTCCTCAAGTCTTTAAGGACTACATTACATCACGAGCTGCTACACGTTGTGCTATTCGTCTTGTTGGTGATGTCAACCTAACTCAAGCCCTAGCATCATTTGAAACATGGCGTAGGTCTAACTGCCTTGAGTATGAATGCAATGAAGGCGACTACACTATGTTTGGTTTCAAACAAGGTGATGGATTCTACAGCAGCTACAAACCATTCAAGGCTCTTGCACGATGACAGCAATCTCTCAACGTATACCTAATTTCATTGGCGGTGTATCTCAACAGGCTGATGAGAAGATGCTGTTGGGTCAAGTTAAAGATGCGCTTAACTGCTACCCTGATATTACCCTTGGCTTGCTTAAGCGTCCTGGTGGTAAGTTCCTTGGTAGACTAGCAAGTATAACTGCTAACACAGCTAATACAGCTGCATGGTTTAGTATGTTTAGGGATAACCAAGAGAAGTATATTGCTACTATATCTTCTGCTGGTGTACCTAGGGTATGGAATCTACTGACTGGATTAGCTGGCACTATAACTTACCCGACTGGTAAGCAAGCATCTATTGAAAGCTACCTAACTGCTACTGACTATCGTAGTATCAAAACTCTCACTATTAACGACTTCACCTATATCGTCAACAGCGAGAAGATTGTCACTGCTAAAACAGCTCCAACATGGAATGCTAAGCGTCAGGCAACCCTTATTGTTACTGCTGTTGACCATGACAATACTTACTCTGTAACCATTAACAGTACAACTTTTACCTATACATCGCCTAGTTCTAACTCCGGTAACCTTGTTATCGGTACAGTGATGACTGGTATCTCCAATGCTATTACTAGTGGCTTTGCTACTAAGACTATCATTGATAATACTATCTACCTTACCTTTAACTCTGATACTAATGTATCCGCCTCTGGTGGTCCTGATGGTAAGTACATCAGAGCATTTCAGGATTCAATCAATACATTTTCGAGCCTTCCTGAGCAGGCTAAGCACAACCAAGTTGTTAAAATTAACAATACCACAGCTAGTCAAGATGACTTCTACTTGAAGTTTGTCGCTGATGATGGTACTAGTGGTAAGGGTTATTGGGAAGAGACTATTGCGCCTAATGTAAGTACCGGCATCAATGAGAATACAATGCCTGTTGCATTGATTCGTACTAGCCTTAGCCCTCTTACCTTTAGGGCTACCTTTCTGGATGGTTCAGAAACAATCAATGGGCTTCCTCTGTTGTGGGAACCACGATTGGTAGGTGATAATGACTCCAACAGCCATCCATCTTTTGTTGATAATACAATCCAAGATATCTTCCTGTTTAACAATAGGCTTGGATTCCTGACCGAAGATAATGTCTCCATGTCTCAAGCCGGAGACTACTACAACTTCTACCACAAGTCTGCAACTACGATTACTGCAGCTGATCCTATTGACCTTAGCTGTGCCAGCATTAAACCTGCTATTGTTCGTTCAGTTGTACCAATCACTCAGGGTCTTCTGTTGTTTAGTGATAGCCAACAGTTCCTGATGGAAGCAGAGAATGGTGCATGGACACCAGCTAACTGCACGATCAGCACTATTGCTAACTACGAATGTGATCGCTATCTAAAGCCTATTGACCTTGGCTCTACTGTACTGTATGCCAGTCGTAACCAAAGTTGGTCTAGGGTCTTTGAGATCTTCACTAGGGGTCAAAGAGAAACACCTACTGTTACTGAGACCACAAAGATCGTTCCTGAGTGGGTACCACAAGACATCACAGACTCCGTAGGAAGTGCCCAGAACGGCCTGTGGGCAGCCTCTGGTAGAGCCTCTAGTACTTTGTACCTGTACAAGTTCTTTGAGCAGGGAGACGAACGTCCTATGGCTGCATGGGTGAAGTGGACGCTACCTTCTAACATTATCCATACAGCTGTTCAGAATGATGTTCTCTTTGTACTTACCAGTGGTACTGAGGGGTACACTGTAACTCAACATAAGCTGGTACTAGCACCTAGTACTGGTGGTCTTATCAATAGCCTTGGAAACACTGTTGATCCTTACTTGGATTCATGGTGTGAGGTAACTGATGCTGCTATGGTATCCCCTACGCCTCCTACTGCTCCAAGCTATAGCAACACTACTTCTGTTACTAAAGTATACCTCCCTACTTACTTTAATACAGCTAAAGTGATCAAGTTTGTGGTAGGTCTACTTAAGGTTGGCAGCCCAGGCACACAATCTGGTTATACTAACGTAGCCACATTAGCTACTGATGGTGGTGGTACATACTTCACTATTCCTGGTGATGTTACAGGTAACTATATCTATGTTGGCTATGAATACAACATGGAGATTACTCTGCCTAGATACTACTACTCGATGGGTCAATCAGGTGTTGACTTTACTGCTGTTACCACAACATCACGTATGGCATTCTATACAGGATTAGGTGGTGATATTTACTTTAGTATCAGAGATCGTAGTAGACCTGAATGGTCCAGTATTGGTGGTGCTCAAATAGCTGATTTCTATACAGCTAATACCTCACCATTCCGTGATACTTATGTCTATAAAGTTCCCATTTATCAACGGCCAGACAACTATACAATGAAAGTAACTTCAAATACTCCATTCCCTGTTAGTCTTGTGGCTATGCAATGGGAAGGGCAATACTCACCTGGCTTCTATAGGAGGTCCTAATTATGATCGAAG